GGCTTTTCCATTAGTAGACATTCTGAGAGCAATAGATTGGAGTCATTGGGTTCAGGGGATACTGCGGATAGATCGGGTACGTAGGGAATTCGTATTTCCCTCGTCCGCAATGAGGGCATCTACCGCAGTGGGGGCAATCATTGGATTTATTTTTTGTTTCGAATTCTTTCCGAACAATGTCCAAATTAAAACCGCTTCCTGTCGAATCTCCGGCGAGTGTGTTGATGTTGTTTCCTTGTTCCATTTTCTTGAAGTTCCTCACAGAGGATGCCGTGCTTTCCGCAAGTCTTGACTTTTCCGAGGAAGACGAACTCGCAGGGCTCTGATTTATAGACTGGCTTGTCAGCCAATGTTGTATGCTCATAATTTATCGCCATCAATTTGCCGGCCTCTAGCTGCTGTTGGTATATTTCTCTCTGAATCCTATACTGTTCTTGCTGCTGCTTGAACTCTTGGCTCGGATGCACCCCGGCCATGCACGCGAAACAGGTTCCAGACCTGTGTTGCTGCATGTGATCTAGCTGGCGAGGACAGTCGCAGTAGCATTTGCATCTCATTTTGCGAGCAAAGTTGTCATTGAAAGCAAGATGCATGCCACGAAGCACGCAAAAGCCGTGCATGCCTCTGGTTCTTCTCTGTAAACCGCGATCAAAAACCTGATTGTTTCGAAAAATTCCTGCTTCAATCCTGTATCACCGCACTGAGGACATCTCATCACAGCAAAAACAGTCCCATAGCCTGTCTAAAGCTGTCTTTTGCGTTTCTGTGGAGGATGAAAATGCCTCCCATTGCCTCCCAATTCGGCCTGTACTTATGCCAATCGTCAATCAGCACGTCTCCAGCCTTACCGTGCTTGTATTTGTAGGCGCTTGGGCAGCAAATTACCGTGGCTTCAGGGTCAATGTGCTTCTTAACCCATCCAATTTTGTGCTCTTCGCAGTTATCTACCGAATATGCGACTCCGGTGAGGATAATAGGCTTCGGATGTAGCAACCTAGCTGACTCCCAGATATCGTCAGCGTCCTTAAGCTTGGGAAGATCTGCAAAAAAGCTGCCATGAGCATTAATTCTATCGAACATCCCGTCAGGATTCGCAACTCCCTCCTCCTTGGCGCGATCTAGCTTGATTCCGAACTGGTCAAAGTAGTAACCATCGAAGTCGGCCAGCACTCCATCTAGGTCAATGAATAGTTGTCGCATGTGAGTGAGTATGATCTCACGGAAAACGGAGTATTGCAAGCGTTTTTTGAGAAAAATACGTTGACACGGTACGTGTACTGGGCTAGAATTCATGTATGTCAAATTCAAAACTTAGGCAAGAGATCGCCGATCTCCGCAGGCAGCTTGCTGGAAGAACTGAACATAGAGAGACTAAGTGCGGAGAGAAGTGCGATTGGGAGGTCTGGGCTGAAGAGGTCTGTAAGTCACTCGAAATAGCCAAGGACAGGGAGTTTCTTTCAAATCTGATTTTCAAATACATCCCAAAGCACAGCACAACCAGAGAGAACCCTGAAAATTACAGGGTGTACAACGCTGAGCCGGTAGCTCGCAACCAGAATCAGCCTTACATGTTTATTCCTGCGCGAGAGGCAAATGAGCAGGCGATTGAGGACGCGAGATGGAATTTTAGAATGGAGTCGGAGATTACTAGGCAGGCGATTGAGGACGCGAGATGGAATTTTAGGAGGGACTAATTGACAAATAGGAAATCTATGTCATAATGAATTGTATATACATATATTGCTAATTGTAATACTCACTACGTTCGTATTACTGTGTATTCCGAATGCGATTTTTATGGACTTTCACGGATCATTTGACTTTTCAGCAGCTTACAACTAACATTCGGAAATGAGAGAGCAGGCCATCGAAGACAATCTTGTCGAAGACTTCCTAGACAAGCACGACGCAACAGGAAAAGAAGCAAGGGCTTACGCTCACGACGCAGTTATCGACCTCATGGCAACGTCAGTAGATGACCACGATCCAGAGCTTGAGGCGCTTTCAGAATTCCCGGAGCTTCTCGAATCGGTAGAAGAAACCCTTGACTTCCATTGCAGAGTTGTTAAAATACAGCAATGAAAACCAACAAAGAGATCAGAATTGGTGATCTTGTTGAGATAGAGTACACAAGAAAGGTTGCCGGGTACATGTTTAAGGCAACAGATGATGAAGTTACTCTTGCTCCGAGCACAGACGTATGGAACGCTGACGCTCTCATCAAGCTAGAGATGGAAGACATCACTTCGATCTTTTCGCACAGGCCGGAAGACCCCAAAAAGGAAAAGAAAGAAGAAAAGAAAGAGGGGGCTACTGTTCTCGGCTTCCCTAACGGAGAAGAGATTTCATAATGCATACCCTTGGAGAATTTGCCAATGCTCAAATGGATTGGTCTGAAAAAACATTCGGCCCTAAAGAGCATAGAGGCCCAATTGGACCGCTTAAGCATCTGGCTAAAGAAGCCGTTGAATCGCAGGAATCGGTTGGAACCAATGATCTTCTGGAAGAGCTTGCCGATTGTCTATTCCTGCTTGTTGATGCCACTTGGCGCTCAGGTTATTGGACCTCTGATCTGCTTACTGCTGCCTACGCTAAGCTGGAAAAGAACAAGGAGCGCACTTGGCCTGACTGGAGAACGCAAGACTCTAACTCGGCGATTGAGCACGTAAGGAGCTAAGTTGCTTGGCGGCCTTTCATTCGTAGAGTGGATCGGGCAGAACCTACAGGAACTGATTCCGTTCTGTGTTGTTCCGACGTATGCGCGAGGTGTGCGCATGTTCTTCGGAAGAATCTACGATCACAAGGATGGGCATCCTTGGACCGGGGAGCTTACTCCGGGACTGTGGCTAAAGATCCCTTGGGTGTGGCCAATTGAGGTTATAAACGTAGTTCCTCAGGTAGTCAACCTTCCTACCCAGACAATCACTACGAAGGACGGCCAGCCCCTTTCGTTCTCTGCAAATATAGAGTTCGAAATATTTGACGCAGCATCGAGTTGGACAAAGGTTCAGAGTATCCACTCATCCGTAGCGTTTCTCTGCATGTCGCACATGGCCCGTAAGCTTCGGGACAGGACAATGCAAGAAGCACTCGAAGGAGGTAGAGATCTAGAACGTTCTCTTGCGTCATCTCTTTCTACCAGACTTTCCGTGTGGGGAGTTAGGGTTACTGATGTCGGCCTATCCGACATGGTCAAGAGCAGGCCGTTCAGAATCTACGGCGATACGCCTACGATAGCCTCTTAAAGGCCCATCGACTCAGGGATGGGAATACCCCTGTCCTCAAGCTCTTCCTTGATCATACTGCGCACAGTGTAGATGCTTGCCTGATCGTTGAACTTAGACATTGATCTAAGCCTAGCGTCGAAGTCTTCCAGCGCTTCCAGTAGCGACTTGTATTCGTTATTCATACTGTTTGATCAACCTGTCGTCCTTTCCTCTACCGGTTCTTTCAAACTCCATCAGCGCAAAGAGGTGGAACGCTGCGTGAGCCAAGTGGTGAATGCCGGATTCGCCATCTTGTGAAACTCCTTTTTCAAACTCTTTGATGTGTCTGTGCAGTGCGGACAGACTCCATGTGTAGTTGTATCCCTTGGTCCAGTTATGGTCGCTGTACTTCCTTGCTCCGAATCCATAGACTCTGGCGACCTGCTCCAAGGGATGAGGCGGGATAAGGCCATATGCCTCTGGTTTGATTCCTTTCTGTCCACCACTTTCGCTAGTTCCTACTGTTTCAGTCATTTGATTCCGGATGTATTAACCTTGGCAACTCTCGCAGAACATTTTCCCCAGCCACCACATTCGGTGCATTGGAATCTTCTGTACTGAGAGATTCTTGTATAGGCAAAGCCTCTATACTGAAGCTTTGTAGATCCGCACCTGTTGCACGAGTCGCTTGTGCTTTTTGCGATCAGGCCAACGTGGGGATGGTTGTCAATCCAAGGCAGGATAGAGTCGTAGAGCTTTTCTGTCAGAGCCACGTCATGAATGTTGTACTCTCTCATCTTGCTCCAAGCATTTCTGTCTTGGAGCATGCACTTGGCCCAAAGCTCGTGTCCTCCAGTGTCTACCTTAGATCCGATTCCGATCTGGTCGCAAACATGCTGAAGCTTGTTTGACATAAATCTGAAGTTCTTCTTTACCGCCTTGAGCAGGTCAACCTGCACAAACGGAGACGGCGGATTCATGTTCATCATCCAGAACTCTCTGTTCAGATGCTTGATATCAAAAGAGGATCCGTTGTAATGAACCACAACGTCTGCCTCTGACAGGATCCTGTGCGCGGCCCGGATCATCTGATCTTTTCCGTCGTGGAACTCTGAGAAGAACTCTACCCCTTTCTCTCCGTGCCACTTAGCAGCGAACGAGATCACTCTAGTGGCTTCCTGTAGCTGACTAATAGAAATGTTCTGCTTGAACAGACCCCAGACTTGGGCTATCCCCGGCGAAGTCTCTATGTCGATGATACAAATTCGCGGCTTCGACTGCTGGTTGATAGAAGACAAACCTTTAACCAGCGGGTGATTTTTTGACATACTGAATGATACGCATTCCACCCGCCATAGTCAAGAGAAAAATCACAAATACTCCAAATAAAATCCTTGCAAACGCTGGATTGGTGTGAGACAATATGTGAATGAAGCTTAGTGATGAAATCAGAATTCTACAGAAGGACAGACAGAAGTGTTGCTGGCAAGTCCTTCAGGATGTTCTTGATATGCTCTCCGCCAGGGGCAGAAAGGCCGGATCGGCTGCAAAGAAAAAGAAGAGGGGCGACTCGGTACACTACAAGGAGATGGCTCAGGAGAGGTGGGACGGAAAGTGATCCACTCGTACGTATTCAGCGAAGACGAAGGAACCGACTACTGCGTCGAATGCGAACTGGAAAGAAGAGTTGACTGGCAGGCTCAGGCAGACGGAGCCAGATCGGCGTTTATCTACAGAAAGTGGGGGGAGACTCGTTACACAGAAAGCGAGCCTAGATGTATTGAGTAGGGAGCACTACCGAAAGAACAGAAGCAACGAATCCGAGATCTGGTATAAGCCAGTGGTTGAAAAGAAGCAGGGTCCCGGGAAAGGAAGAAGGATTCCGGGAAGAAGGAAGAGCGTCCCGCAGCACAAGCTTCTCAACTTTATCCAGACCAAGTTCGGAGGAAACATCTCAGAGGCTGCTAGACAGCTAGGAATTAGGCAGCAAAGACTTTACGTTATAGTTAACAGGGGGGTTCTAAAGAGGGCTACCATCAATAAGCTGGTAGATGCGGCGAAACGGATTGATCCAAGCCAGACAGAGAAGAGACTGTTCGTTCCTCCTAGGATCATTCCGAGACAGAAGAAAAAGAAAGTATTCAAGCAAGAGTTTAGCGCTCCTGTGATTAGACCTTCAATGGGCGGATTCGTCAGTATCGGGCCAAGCCCCCTTTCAGCGGCAATCGCACGCGCAAAGGATCTTATCTAAGTGGCAAAAAGAAAGTCTTTCATCAAAAAGGCGAGCGCTAGAGACGTACCCCGTCTAAAGAGAAAGCTGTGGACGATCTTTTCTAGACGGGTTAAGGAGAGGGATGGGAGCAGGTGCTTCTCGTGCGGTGCTAAGGGCTTGTCTGGGTCCGGCTGGCACGCGGGGCACCTGTTCCCTGCGGGGTCGCACAGTAAGCTTAGATTCCATCCCGGGAACGTGTTCAGCCAGTGTTATAGATGCAACATAAATCTCGGCGGAAATGGAGCGCAATTCTCTGCAAACTTTATACTTAGGTATGGAAAGGAAACCTTTGACGCGCTTACCAGAGCCAGCAGGGAAATGAAGAAGTGGTACGCATACGAACTAGAAGAACTGATTGAAAAGATCAACAGGTCTTGGGAAGAGTATGCCAAACACTACGAACAGGAATACGGTCCAGCACTAGGCATCTATTGAACGGTGCAGGCAAATCTATAATAATCCGAATTGCCCACTATAGGGGGCTCAGTAAATAACAACCATATATGGAGAAAAATAAGACAATGTTCAAGAGAATTACGGCAGCGGCGCTTCTGGCCCTGCTTGCCACCACAAGCGTATTCGCCGCTCCGACATCGAAGACCCCTTCGAAGTTCGTGTCGGTTTCCGTCACTTCTGTTAGCTCTACCGCTACACTAGCTTCTGCTCAGGCCAGCGCCCCTGCGTCGGTTCAGATCAGAAACGATGGTGCGGTTACTATCTATGCAGATTTCGACATCACAGCAGTTGCAGCGGCATCGACTACGATTCCGATTGCTCCTTGCGAGTCTGCCGTAGTTACGTTCAATGCCAACCGTCCGCTTACTGCGACTCTTATTAGCTCGTCCGGTACCTCCACAGCCAGAGTTCTTGGCGTGTATCAGGCTCCCGGGACAGCCAAGCCTAGCGTGGACAGACAGGTTGTGTATGACGTTATCCCTAACTGTAGCACTTCCGCTGTAGGTCTTTCGACCGTAAACGGAGCCTCGTTTGTTCCTTACGTGGACAGCGAGCTTATCACTCTGGCCACTGGCGCTCTCGTGACCGACTCGTCCGCGAACCTGCTTCACGCTAACTCGCTGATCGACGCTGTTGTGTGCCGCCAGACCACAGCGATTACTACATCGACAAACTGGGGTATCTCGGATCCGACCACGGCCAACAGATTTGCTGCTGCCGTGTCGATTGCGACAACGACTCTCGTTGGGTTCGACCAGAACCTACCGACAGCCGCTTCCCGCGCCGCATCGGCGATTCAGGACTCTGCTGCTAAGCTCCGCATCACAGTCACTGTATCGAACCCCGGCGCAGGCATCGCGCGATGCACGGTGTTTGGACGAACCGCGACCGTTCCTGCTAGCTAATAACTAGCCCAATGGCCCCGGCATCCTAACACTGGGTGTCGGGGCCTTTTCTTTTTACGAAACAATATATTGGGATGTCTGCTAATGAAAAGCTCCTCGCTTTGGAGGCGAAAGAATGTCCGTTCAAATCGGACCATCCCAACCATTATGAACGAAACTAAGATCGCATGGGGTGCCAAGGTATCCCCGCTGTTCAAGATGAAAGTCCTAGATATCTGTGCTGCCCTAGGAATCAATCCGGACTATCTCATGGCCGTAATGGCTTTCGAGTCTGGAAGAACATTCTCTCCGCGAGTCCTAAACAAGGCCGGGAGTGGGGCAGTGGGGCTGATTCAATTCATGCCAGATACCGCGCACGCGCTTGGAACCTCTACAGAAGAGCTTTCCAGAATGTCGGCAGAGGATCAGCTAGACTACGTTCACAAGTATCTAAAGTACAGCAATGGAAGGATTAAGAGCCTTTCTGATATGTATATGGCGATCCTGCTTCCGTCCAAGATCGGGAAGGAAGAGAATGCTGTCGTATTCGACAGCAAGGATCCGAAGCATCCAAAGCAGTATCTTCAGAACAAGGGCCTTGACGTAGACAAGGATGGAGTAATTACCAAAGCAGAGGCCACGTCACTAGTGCGCGGAATGCTTATCGAGGGGCTGAAATATTCAGCTTGACTTAGAGTAAAATCACAGGTACAATAACAAAATGAAGAAATTCGCAATCGTGATGATGTTGATGCTCCCGGCATGCGCAGTTAAGATGCCCGGAACAAGAGATGCTCAGGTTGAGCAGGTGAGACTTCTCACTCACGCAATCGAAAAGCAGGCCGACGTAATGGCAGTCCTCGCCGGAAAGCCTACGCCGTCGCCCAGCCCGAGTCCCAGTCCTAGCCCCGCGCCAACCGTGAAGCAGGAAGAGGATCCGGACGCTCACTACGGCGAAGAGCCGATGACCGTAATCGCCGCAAGGAGAATCAAGTAATGAACAAGAGAATTCTTTTCGCAGTAGTCGCGCTCGGGGTGCTTTCCACTGCCTCTAAGTGCAACTTCAATCTATTCGGATCCCCAACGCAGGTAAACAAAGATGTTGCAGCCCAGCCGCAGGCTTCGCCTAGCCCGTCTCCTTCGGCAACGCCGATTCAGATCGACAGTTCCTGTAACGCCACCTGCTCGGTTCACTCTCTCGTCATTGATGAGGGGGATTCTGTTATTCCTATCGAAGGCAGTAAGGAATTCCACCTTACTCCGTATACTGAAGTAGCCATCTGCGGACCAGACGGAAAGCCCACCAAGGACACCAAGATCATCAAGACCTCCAAGGAGTGCGACGATCCCAGAAAGGATGCTATTCAGTGGTCTGTTTCTTCCAACGCAATCTCTGTTCTTGGCGACGGTTTCAGGGCAGAGGTCAAGAGAGTCGGGACAGGAAGCGCGGTCCTGACAGCCGAGCTAGAAGGAAAGAAGGCCACTAGGAACATCCAGTGACAATCGACAAGTCTAAGGCGCTTTATCACAGCGGAATTCCGGGCGCTGATCACGAGATCCCAACCCCAAGCAAAGATGAGGCGGAACTAAGAAGAGCAGCGTATGAAGTAAAGTCCAAGAACGAAAAGAAGAACAATTGGAATCTGCCAAGAAACGACGGTGCGTTCAAGATGGACGTTTCAGAGGCTCTAAGAAAAACAGCTAAGTAACGTTGCGGGGTAGTTCAGAGGTAGAACAGCAGGCTCATAACCTGACGGTCGCGGGTTCAATTCCCGCCCCCGCTACCAATAGGTAACAATATGGCACAGGACAAACCGAAGGCAGTATCTGCCGAATACAATTCAAAGGGTCAGTATATTGGATCAAAGGCTGTCGAGAGACAGGAAAAGGTTCCCGAGCTTCAGGTAGATTCGGAGCTAGACAAGCAAGAGAAGAACGAGCTTGAGGGCGCAAAGGACTACGAGAGAGACTCGATCCTGAAGATGCAGGCCAAGCGCAGGGCAGCAAGGGCGGCGGCAAAGGCATCCCCGACCCCGGCAGAGACTCCCAAGCCCGTATCAGACGCGCTAGCCAAGGCTACTCCAACGCCCAAGAAATAAGATTTTGCAGGTTATTGTAACATGATGCGGTCTATCTCCAGATCGTCTACGCTCCAAGCGTAGTTAAGATGCAGGGGTCCGCTTTTCAGGCGGAAAGCTCGGGTCAGGACGCCGGATGACTTGGTTATCATCCTGACAGCCTGAAAGAAGGCACATCGGGTCGGTGGCGTAATTGGCAGCCGCGCTGGTCTTAGAAACCAGTCCCTTCGGGGGTGAGAGTTCGAGTCTCTCCTGACCCACCATTTTAGGACGGGTAGCTCAGTTGGTAGAGCGGAAGCCTGAAGAGCTTCGCGTCGGTGGTTCGAATCCATCCCCGTCCACCATATACATCGGGCCTGTAGCTCAACTGATAGAGCGCTCGGTTTGCATCCGAGAGGTTTAGGGTTTAAGTCCCTACAGGTCCACCATTTCATTGAGGTTTAGCAAAGCTGGTAATGCACGATCCTGTTAAGATCGCCACCGAAGGTTCGAATCCTTCAGCCTCAGCCATTGCGCGGGATTGGTATATAGGTTGTGCCCAAGCCTTCCAAGCTAGAGAAGCGCGTTCGAGTCGCGCATCCCGCTCCACTTATGCCGTATAAAGACAAAGAAAAACAGAGAGAATTTCAGAGGATATCAAACGCCTCAAGAAGAATAGAATACATAGAATTGTTTGGTGGAAAGTGTAATAAATGTCCATCAAAGAACGATCTTGAATTTGATCATGTAGAAAGATCTACAAAGATATCTCATAGAATATGGTCATGGTCTAGGTATAGGATCGCGGAAGAATTAGGAAAGTGTCAGCTACTTTGTAATAAATGTCATCTATCTAAAACTATTCTTGAGAATAAGAAAGAAGTAAAACACGGGACATCTTCTGGATACGACTATCACGGCTGTAGATGTATTCTTTGTAAAGCAACAAAATCTAATAGAAACAAACTTCGACGCCGGTAAAGCATTTCTGGTGATGCAGTAGTTTTGTAAACTTCAGAAGCGGGTTCAAATCCTGCTACCGGCTCCATTTCGGACCGATATCTCAATTGGTAGAGAAACTCCTTTACACGGAGGCGGTTGCAGGTTCAAGTCCTGCTCGGTCCACCATCTTTCGGATTCCTAGCTCAATCGGCAGAGCAGGCGGCCTTTAACCGCAAGGTTCAGAGTTCGACTCTCTGGGAATCCACCATACATCTGTAGCTCAATCGGTCAGAGCAGGAGCCTCTTAAGCTCAAGGTTGGTGGTTCGACCCCACCCAGATGTACCATTCTTACGGTCCTGTAATTCAGCGGTAGAATCCCCGGCTCATAACCGGTCAGTCCTAGGTTCGAATCCTAGCGGGACCACCATCTTGACCGTTGCCCTACACAAGGGTAAATTGCGCTCAAATGGATATTTGGGGAACCAAGGCCGCTCGCCTTCAAAGAGAGCTTGACCAAACAAGAGAAGACCTCGAAGAAGCCAGACAGATGATCAGAGGCTTTGACAAAGCTCTGGAGGACAGCCTACATGCCAGTAAAGAAAAATCGGGTGTCGCAGTAGCTGGCGCATCTATTCTATACCAACAGAATAGAAAGAGAAAGGCAGTAGAACCGGAGCCCGAAGCAGATAATGGCTAATCCATTTCCCAAGCTGGACGAGCAGAGTCCAGAAACCATTATCGCATATCAGGTCAAGGCCACGCAGAGGCACGAGTCTCTAAGCGTAGAGCGGCTGATAGAGCTAGAGCTTAACAGGCAGTATTACTGCGGCAACCAGTGGAATGAGGTAGCAGACGCCGCCGGTCCATTCGACCGAGCGGTAACACCGTTGGTTCCAGAGGATAGAAATATCCCGATGCCGGTTCTGAATAAGATCGCACCCATCGTAGACGGAGAATCTGCCCGCCTGATCGCTTCCACCCTTAAGCCTAGGGTAGACCCTAACGACAGAACTACTCGCGTTGCGAGAGCATCTAGGCTGTCTGGACAGGTTCTAGAAGACCTGTGCAACAAGAACCACTGGGTCAGAACCTCCCATCAGGATAGAAGGGATTGCACAATTTACGGAACCTCGTTCATTCTTACCTGCCTAGAGCTTGATACAGAAGAACTTAGAGAAGTTCCAGCCCCAATGATGGGCTGCGGATGCGGATGGTCTTTGTCGAAGGAGAAGGCCGATATCGACCCAGAGACAGGGCTTCTATCCGTAAGAGGTCCGGCTGCGGAGCAGCTTGGCGGACAGATGCCGGAGTTTCCAACAGAGGAAGAGAAGAAGCGCGGACCCCTTGCCTTTGTAGATAGTTGCCCAGACTGCGGTGGCGACGTTAAGGAATCAATCGCCCCAGACGATAAGAAGGTAGACTCGTTTGGCCAGAGTCTGGTCAAGAAGGTTCCAAGCACCAGAGTTGCGGTGAGAAACGTGTCTGTGTTCGATGTCAACCCAGAGGGTGGCGGAAGAACGAATGACGGAATCCTGAACGAGTACACGATTGAGAGCATCGTACCAGTTGATTGGATCTGCAAGAGACACAGCAAGGGCAAGGAAGTAAGACCAAGAACCCTAGCAGAGATGTTCGATCTCCTGAAGTGGCATCCGTCTGGAATTGATTTCAGTGGTCAGGGCGGGTACTTCTCGTCTCCGGTGTTCATGTCGGAAGATAGATGGGCAGCTTACAGAATGACTGTAAGGCTTCCATTCTACAACAAAGACACAAACGAATACGAATCAGACGGAAGACTAATCATCTCCGCCAACGAGACTGTGCTTTATCACGGTCCACTGATGATTCACCACAAGGAAAGCGGGAGAAGAATTCCGCGCGTAAAGCTTCATCCGGCCCAGTATACACAGGTAGAAGGGAGTATCTGGGGAATCGGAGCCGTCCGCAGAGTCAGAAAGATTCAGGACGCCATCAATACTTGCGTTGGTCAGGTACAGTACGCCAGACATATCTGGGGAAATCCCAGACTGTTTACGCCTCAGGGATCCGTGATCGAGTACATGGGTCAGACCTACGGCGGATATCAGGGCGATACATTCTCCTACTCAGGAGAAAAGCCAACGCTTGAGGGCGGAGAAGCCCTCAATCCTGAATGGCACTCTGAAGTAGAGTTGTACGAGAAGATGATGTCAGATGTCTCCAATCAGGCAGACATCGACAGAGGCGTCCCTCCGGGTGGCGTCCCTTCCGCTTCAGGGCTTATGTTCCTTGGAGAACAGGCCGGTGCCGCGAGAAAGCCGCTTAGCCAGAGATTCGCAGAGAGAGAAGCCAGAATATTCGAGCACATGCTTGAACTGGCAAACGCCACCTATGACACCCCGCAGCAGCTAATGGTTGCCGACAGGGGAGACAAGAGAACCGTAAAGACCTTCACCGGAACAGACCTGCTATGGCAGGTAGACGTCAAGGTAGAGGTTCAGCCCGCCTTCGACTCGGCGGTATTCAGGAGACAGGCCACAAGCGAGGCGCTTCAGAACGCCCCGGGCGGGGTTCCGCTTCTGAATCCATCCACCCCGCTACAGAGACGCAGGGTGGCAGAGGCGCTCGGAGTTCCTCCGGAGCTTGATTCCGTTCCTAGCCAGCAGATCGAGTCGGCAGAGAACGAGTGGCTTGACTTCGCAGTCACGGACGATCCGGTCGAGCCCATCGTCAAGAAGCAGTTCGACAACCATTCTATCCACATCGAGCAGCACTTCGTAGATCTTCGCAGTGCAGATGGAGAACCCCTTACCAGATTCTGGAGCATGGTCGAGCTTGCTACGGATGGGTGGGACGAGACTCTAACCGCAATCGAGACGGCAGAAGAGCAGCTTAAGAATTCTCCCATCCTAGATGGCCCGGCTCCGGCAGAGCTAGGCCCAGACGGAATGCCTGATCCTACGTCCGCTAGGGCCAAGGCCGAAGAGTTCCTGCACAAGCAAGAGATGCAGCAGAGGATTGACTCGCTTCCTTCCAAGAACACGGAGTTGAGAATCTTCTTTATTTTCAAGCAGATGCTGAGCAAGGATCCTCAGTTCATGCAGCTAAATCCGGACGACACTGGTGATGCGCTGATGCTTGCGAGATGGCTTGCCCACATTCAGGCGCATGTAAGGGAAGAGAACAAGCGCACTGCTTCCGCATCTGTTGGCCTTCCTGAAGTCCCGGCACCGGGCGGAGAGCCTTCGGTACAGCAATGAGAAAAGTAATGCCATGCAGCAAGTGTGGCACAGCGAGACTCGAAGGTAAGCCATACATTCTAGAGAGGATGCCAGCCATCTTTTCTAGCCAGCATGCAAGGCTTCGATACAAGTGCTCCTGTGGAACCACTAACATTGTTTCCAGACAAGAGTTTCAGTCTATTCCAAGTCAGGGATTGACTGTTGACGGTAAATAGCTGTAAAACCAACACATTCAATGGGAGTTCCCCATAGGAGATAAATGACGCAAGTCGAAACAGACGTAAACCCAGCAGAAGCATTCAGGGCAGCAGCCGCCGAGGCCCGCAAGGCATTGGAGGTTGGCATCCGAGAGGATGCGGCACCCAGCACTGAATCGGGGAGTTCCCCCGCGATTGGAGCCGAATCCGCCGTACCCGATGATACGAAGTTGGTATCAGAGGAAGCAGGAAAGCAAGAAGTTAAATCGGAAGAGACAAAGCCCGAAGGCGTTGTTATCGACCCAGAAGCCGCTTGGAATGAGTACAAGACGGACGAGGACCGTAAAAAGGCCCTTGCCCACAACAAAGCCTACGCTGCCGAAATGGCAAAGAAGGCGCGTGAACTTGAAGCTCAGCTAGCGGAACGTAAGGTAGAGCCCGCAAAGGAGCCCGAGCAAAAGCCCGAGCCCCAGCCTGAAGTAGAGGTCGCGGAACCTGATTACGATGACTGGGTTGCGAATGCGCTCAAGAAGCCTGACTCTGAAGAGAAGAACAGAATTGCCGCACTTGCAAACGAGTACAACCGTTATCTAGCAGAGAAAGTCGCTCCAGCCGAGACTCAGGCAAAAGAGCTTGAAGTCAAGGTCCGAGAAGTAGCCGAGGTCGTTAAAGAACGCGAAGCTGCGCTGAAGTTCCTGCAAAGCAGAAAAGATCCCTCTCTATATGAGTCGGACATCGCTGAAGCCAAAGAGCTGTTTCAGAATGCCCGTTACGATCTCGCTGAGGCAAAGATTGCCGCCAGAGAAGCCCGTGACGCCCATCGAGAAGCAGAGTCCGAACGCCTTGCGATGCTCGGAGTTCTGAGAAAGGATGCTCGCACTGTTTACGATACCGAGATTAGTACCCGTAGAGATTCCGCAAATACAAAGAAAGTTCAGGAAGAGTCGGTAGAGCTTCAGAAGACGGTCGATAGAGCTTGGGAAGAAGCCAAGCAAAAGGCCATCGAAGCTCGTGGGGATCTGACCGAGGAAGCCAAGCAGTTTCTTATGAACGCTGCTGATGGCGCAATCGTCAGAGCCGCAAGTAGCAACAGGACCGTACCTATGGACGGATACCTGAAGTTTATCGAAGAGTCCCTTAAGCCGTTTCAGGCCACATCCGAGAAGATCAGACAGGATGCCGTTAAGACTGTTCTGGATATCACGGCTGAGCCTACTCCGGCCAAGGCAACTTCCGAGAACCGAAATGTAGATGCACAGCCAACTAATCTAAATGAATGGAAGCAAAAGGCTAGAGCCGCTCTAGCAAAGGCTTCATAAGGTGAACACCAATGGGTGAATCTACAGTTACCAACAGCGCCAATGCGCTTCGACGTGCGTATGTCCCGGGCTTTTTCAAGGCTCTTGAGGATCATTCTCTAAATCTTTGGAAGCTAACTTCCGAGTTCCAGCAGAGCAAGGCTATCGGTGAGGGGCTATACTTCCCGTTCATCGGATATTCGCCTAAGAACCTTTCCGGTTCTTCGACTGGTAACACACTGTTCAGAGATACTGTGCAGCGTGGCCAGATTCAGGGCTCGGTGGCTCCTATCGAAGTAGCTGCCAACTTCAAGATCTCGGCGCTGCTGAAGAACGTCGGAACCAAGGACGGGGCCTTCAACGGTGGTGAGTACGCTCAGCACGTTGAGGAGACTTCGGGCGACCTTGCCAAGGGGCTTAACCGCTTCGCGGCTATCTCGCACGGAACTTGCCGCCTAGCAGTGGTTGAGACTACTGTTACATCGACACAGTTTGTTGCGGAGTGCTCGGAGACGAACCCCTACGGCGTGTCGAACCTGATGGTAGGAGACACAATCTCCAACTATCCTGACGACACCTCGGGTTCCGTAATCAACGACGGATACCGCATCACAGCCATTGACCCTGAGACTCGCACAGTCACAGTGGACAACTCGGCGACATGGACCGCTGGTACAATGATCTACAGAACTGGAATGAGAGGGCTGGCCATGAACGGTCTGCGCAACCTCATCGCCACTTCTGCGGTCGCGGCCAACCTGCATGGTCAGGCAAGAGGTACGTATTCCTACCTGAACGCTGTTCTTAAGAACATCTACAGCGGTGGAAATCCTCGTGACCTTACAGAAGAGGATATCCGTACAACCCTGAACAGAGTGAAGGGTAACGGTGGAGAGGGGCTTGACGTTCTCGCGGGCAACCCCGGAGTAGCGGACTCGTTCCTTCGCATCAACGCAACTCTTCGTCAGTACAACGTACTGAAGGGAGAGGTGTTCAACCAGACGCTCGGCAAAGATCCGTCGAAGATGGTGTTCGGCTTTGAAGGTTCGAACCTGAGATTCTTTCAGGACAACAACCTCCAGCCCCGTACACTGTACCTGCTCCGCAAGGGAGCGCTTCGCAAGTTCGAGGCGATGCCTATGGGCTGGTTCGATGACGACGGCAAGATGCTCCGTCAGGTCGTGGGTATCTCGGGCGGCGTGGTCGGACACCGCGCAGCGTGGGAGGCCCAGATGGGATGGCAGGGCAACCTCGGAATTCAGGAGCCTAATCAGGTCGGCCTGATTACCGGTGTGGTTGATACATTCAACGGCGACACCGTATAACACATAGCCTAGGAGACTAGGCGCAACCGGGCGGGGGGCTTCGGCCCCCCTGCCTCATTCGTATTGAGGAATAATGGAAGGACCTAAGGTCATTCACCAGTCGTTCACCAACTTCGGTGACGGCGAGTACGCAGTAGACGCAAAAGTCGTAAAGAGAATCAGAGAAGAGTTCGATCCTTACTTCTGTCCGTTATTCCGATTGCAAGTGTGGCAGTGGCCCACTGGAACTGTAAGAAAGTTCAAGAATTTTGGAGTAGGCGCATCCTCGAAGGAGGGGCTTCCTATTCATTGGCCCATCTATTCCGCACCAAGGGCGCAGCATGGCTATCTGTCTAAGATCGAGCCAGCGTCCGACATCGTCGTGTGGTGGCCCTTCTATCACAATCCTGACGGAACTCCGGGTCCTTGCACAACCTTTTCCGACAACATCTACTATCTCGTAAAGCGCACGTTCGAAAGGACTAAAGAGCTTGAGAGCATGGCTAGAAAGATCGAGAAGACGCAAGGGCTCACGTTCGCACGAGAGCTAGTAAAGCAGGAGCAGGAAGAGAAGGACAAGCTTCTCAAATTCGAGAAGGAAGAGGCCGCATACAGACTGAAGCAGGAAATTCCTATCATCAGGAAGAACGTCGAGAATACCACGATGGAAGACATCGAGAAGGTTAACGACAAGGCCAACGCTAAACCAAAGCCGTTCGTACATCTAAAGGGATAAAATGAGTCAATCAATTTCGGAACGCCTTAAGAGCTTGCAGCCTAAGGTGAAGATCTACAATGCATCTGACAGAGTCCAGAAGGTAGAGTTCAACTCGCATGTCTATGTCTTTCCCATCGGAAAGAACACGGAGATCGTGGGTCAGGACATGGTAGAGACCGACTCTTTCGGACGCCAGCTAGAGGGCGGAAGATCTATTCCCAACCCCAACGCAACCGCTGACATCATTGCAAATCACATCCTCACCGAGGGAAGAGACAAGGGTCTTGCCCTTACCAGAGGAGACGGGACAGATCTGTCGGAGTACGACGAGGCCAGAAAGAGATTCGTCAAGGCGACCACTGCGGCTGCCAAGGCAATCGAGGCTCGCTGGACCCAGAGAGTTCTGGACGCCAGAGCCAATAACCAGCCTACCCCGGCCATGCCCGACTATGTCGAGCAGGCGCAGGATTTCCTGATCAAGAACAAGGGCGGAATCTCCGGAACCCACAAGCGTTTCGTGGTCAATCTGGACGGAAGATCGTTCGACAAGATGGCAGACGCCAAGAAGCATATTGCAGCCAGATATCCTAACAAGGCGAAGGACTTCGAGAAGTACGTGGATGACACCAATCCTATCGAGGAAAGCGTCGAGTCGGAGGAGGCTAAGTAATGCTGGATCTACCATTTAGCTTCGCAAAGTTCGTGCCCTACGAGGACTTCGAGCGAGTAGTTTCTGAGTACGACAGCGAGCTTAGAAAGCAGACCGATCTAGCCAACGCATGGAAGCTTATTGCCATGTCTTTGATGGGTGTTGATCAAGAAGATAAGGTATGAACTATGGCCACTTGGGGAGAGATGCTCCGTGAGATCGTTGAACTTCACGAGAAACTGAACTACGACGAGAATTCTGCCATTCGGGCCAGAGTTCTCGACGCAATGAATCGCGCCCTCCTCAACCTGTGGTCAAAGGCCGACTGGTCTTTTAGGGTACAGCAGGCCGAGATCGAATACGATCCCGACTCGGACGACAATACTCTTCCGGAGAACTTTCTTACTTTCCATCACACCGGAAGAGTTGTCGCCCTTGATTCTGCGGGAGAACCGCAGTTCAATCTGGAGTACATTCCGTTCAACGAGATGATGCGACGCCTGAAGGCGTCCAGATCTGAGTACGGAAATCCGGAGGTCTATTCTCTTGGCGGTTCAATCACAGGAACCGGGAACCAGAGATCAATCTTCGTATTCCCAAAGCCGTCCAGTAATCTGAATCTTCGTCTGATCTATCACTCCACCGCTCCGCAGGGAAGCCTAGACAGGCTGACAGAAGAGATCCCAAGCGTTCCTCCGAACTGGCATTTCGTGATCAAGGAGCTTGCCATCTTGTTCAGGCTTATGGACAAGTCCGCAGATACAAGCGTTCAGGCCGCGCTGGTTAAGACCTGTCTTGATGGAATGATGAGAGACGAGCCCCACGGTCGGGAGGACATGCCCAGAATGCAGCCAGCTTACGCTTGGCGCATGAGGATGAGATAATGGGCGAGGTCAAGGGATCTGGCCCGGAAAAGCCAACAATAGACTTCAAGACCGGAAGGTCTGGGTTTACTTGGAAGGGTCTGGCCCCGGACACCGACCCTCAGGATCTTCCGGAGGATACTCCAAGGCAGCTA